GCGCTGAAGTGGGTAATGGACGCGATCGGCGATGCCTACGAGAAGATCCTGGGCTACCGGCCGGAGGTGAAACCGGACGACGTGAATCTGTCGTGGAATTTCAAAGATGTGTTCCGGCCGACGAAGCCGGGGGATGTCAACGTGGTGGCGCTGATGGACCAGGGCGAGCGGATCTATGTGCAGGTGGGCGATCCGGCGATGTTCGGGACGTTCACGTCGTCGAAGACGGCGGGCAAGGCGGCGCAGTTTTTGAGTTGGGCGCTGGGGCCGACGATGGAAAACTGGAAGCGGAACATCACGCAAGGGCCGGTGTTTGCCGTGCGGGCGTTGTTCCGGGCGGTGTTTTCGCACCCGATCATGAATCCGGACCCGGTGGGCTGGGTGCCTGGCATGGTGCATATCCGCGGGGTGGTCAATAAGTTCACCAAGAAGTATCCGCAGGTGTTCCAAGAGGGCCTGCTGCTGTCGCGTATCCAGCCGACGGAGTCGGAGCTGGTGTCGCGGGTGCGGCACGGGGCGATCTGGCAGTGGTTGACCGAGGGATTCTATGTCAGCCAGCACAAGGACCCGGTGGTGCGGACGGTGGCGACGATTTTGCAGCCGGCCAATTGGCTGATGGTGGCGCCGCCGATCGTGGGCGGGGTGATCGGCGGGGTGCCAGGCGCGGCGGTGGGCGCGATGCTGTCGCCGAAGTTCACGGATTTTCTCAACTTGATCACCGGCGGGCGGGCGTTGGCGCAGTTCATCGAGACGGCGGAACGCGAGGGCGCGGCGGTGTCGGTGCTGATGCGGGGCGGAACGGATGCGGAGGCGTTGGCGAAATACTGGACGTCGGCGGGGCAATTCAACGAGCACTCGGGCATGGCCGGGGTGCGGGTGGCGATGCGGATGCCGGGCTTTGTCAATCCGATGGTGCAGGGTCTGCGCAATGCGTTGCAGAATTTTACCGATCCGGACCCGCGGATCTCGGGCACGACCTGGCTGCGGCTGCTGGCGATGATGCCGGTGATCTACGGCGGACTGGCCATTGCCAGGTATTTGTTCATGAACGAGGAGGACAAGGAGCGTGAGCGGCAGCGGCCGGTGGACGAGCGGATGGGATTCATGGACATCGGCGGGTTTTCCATACCGTTTGCTTTCGGCGTGGAGGGCGTGATGGGGTCGCTGGTGCACAACGCGGTGCTCGATGACCTGCTCTCGCGGCCGAAGGTGGATGCGGACCGCACGGCGGTGATGCTGCTGAAGCGGATCGCAGACCCAGGGACGATCCTGCAATTCACCGGACCGCAACTGGCGACGCTGACCGAGGCGGGGATGAATTGGTCGAATTTCCGCCAGAAACATATCGTGGCGCCCTGGATGGTGAACCTGCCGGCCAGCGAGCAATACTACAGCACGACGCCGGAGTTTTACCGCAAGGTGGGGCAGATGATGAATTACTCGCCGGCGAAGCTGCAATACATCGTGCAGCAGGCGATCTCTCGCCAGGCCGACGAGACGATCCGCCTGGCGGAGTCGCTGGACCGCGGGCGGCCGATCATGGAGGCGGCCGACGTGCCGTTCGTGGGGCGGATGTTTGTCCGCGATCCGATCGGCTTCGGCAGCCAGGCAGTGCGCTCGGCCGCGGCCGTGGAGGACAAGCTGCGGCTGCTCGACGAACGGCTCAAGTCGAAGGGCTGGGCGTCGTTGAAAGATCCGACGTTCCCCGCGGACCAGGTGGGCTCGGTGGAGTTGCGCAATCTGCAAGTGCAGCTGGCTTATCTCGAGGATCTGCGCAAGGGCCTGCGGGTGCTCAGCGATATGCAGGGCGTGGGCAAGTATTACACGCTGGCCCGGGACTACGCGAACGAGCGGAACGTGCGGACCTTGCAAACGCAATACACGCAAAGCCTGCTCATCGGCAACCGCGACCGGCTCGCCGTGCTCGAGCAGGCGCTCGACCTGGTGAAGCAAATCCCCCAGGCGCCTCCGGAGCAAGTGGCCGCGGAGTATCTGCAACGGCGGTTCTAAAGGTCAGACGGTGGCCAGCAAGTGGCCCGCAAAGTGGTCCAAGAGGGAATCGGACAGAGAAAAGCGCCAGCTCCGTAGTCAGATGCTCTATCCAATTGAGCTATGGCCGCTGGTAAAGGAGTAGGATGGGGTGTTGGGGCCAGTTTCTTCTGATGAAGTTTCTGATCCCAACGCTAATTTGTTCTTGCAAGATGTTTGCCGGTGTTCGATCTTGTTCGCATGAAAGTGGCACCAGAAGTGGCCCATGTGGCCCAAGTCAAACGTGGGCATTCCGATGTGACGGTTTATCGGGAGCCGGGGCAGCAGGTTTATTATTACCGGGTTCAAGTGGGTAGGCGTCGTTTCAAACGATCGACGGGAAAGACTAATTACAAGGAGGCGCTGGCGCAAGCGAAGATTATCGCCCGCGCTCTGCGTGAGGATGGCCAAGCGCGGACGACGATGAAGCGGCCAGGCTATGCGACGGTGGGGGATGTGTTGGCGGTGTGGCTGGAGCGGTCGCCGGCGAAGACGCGCAAGAATAATGCTTCGGCGCTGCGGAAGTGGGTGCGGTCGTTTGCGGGGACGGATGCGGATGCGGTGTGTATGACGCGGCTGTCGGCGGAGGCGTTTGAGCGGTATTTGCGGGCGTGGCCGGGGTCGCCGGAGGGCCGGGCGTCGACGTGGCGGCAGATCCGGGCGGTGTTTGCGGACCAGCCGATGCGGTGGTATCGGCAGGCGGAGTTGGTTCTTCCGGATATGACGGAGTTCCGGCTGGCGCGGGCGGAGACGTCGGCGCGGGAGCAGAGGTTTGAGGGGTTCACGCCGATTGCGGCGGAGGTGTTGGCGGAGATGGATCGGGCGGCGGAGAGGCTGCGGCGCTCGAGCTCGGTGGAGGAGCGGCGGGTGTGGGCGGCGTATGCTCTAATGCGGTGGTGTGGGTTGCGGAATGTGGAGGTGGCGGCGTTGCGGTGGGAGTGGTTGGTGCGGGGGTCGAGGAATTTTTTGTGGCGGTTTGAGGGGCGGCAGTTGGAGGATGGGTCGTGGTATGCGCCGAAGGGTCGGCCGGGAGATGTGCCGGTGCGGCGGCGGTTGCTGGGGCAGTTGCGCTGGGCGCTGAAGACGCGGCGGAGTGGGTTTGTCATTCCGCGGGCGAATCCGACGGATGCGGAGACGTTGGCGGAGCGGTCGATCAATGAGTTTGTGCGGCCGTTTGTGCCGGATCGGACGAAGGCGGCGTATGAGCTGCGCAAGCAGTTTGGGGCGGAGTATTGTTTGCGTCACGGGATCGAGCAGACGAGCCGGGTGATGCGTCACGGGGATATTAAGACGACATGGAAATATTATCACGCGTTGTTGAACGAGCCGGCGCCGCTGTAATGGCGGCGGTGGTGGTGGGGTGTGCTTCGGCGCCGGATGCGGCGCGGGAGTTGTCCAGGACATTGCCCGCGGAGTTGGCGCCGCGGCGGGTCTTGGTGCAGACGATTCCGCGGGGGGCTTGGGTGGAGCGGGATAATGAGTATATGGGGGTGGCGCCGCTGGTGGTGGAGGTGCCGGTGCGGTCGGATGGGCATGCCAGGCGGCTGACGGTGATCCGGGTGCAGGATTGGACGGGGGCGTGGGAGCGGAAGGTGCTGACGACGGTGGCGCCGGTGCCGGAGCGGATGCTGTTTGATCTTCGGGGGTTGTCGGGGTATCGGCCGGGTGTTAGCCTGGGGCCATGAAAGCACGTTATCTACTGGCGTTGTTGGTTTGCAGTTCTGGGTTCGCGGCGGTTGAGCATGAGGTGATAATCCGGCTGGAGCATTCGGCGGATTTGCGTGGCGGGTGGTCGGAGGTGCCGATGGAGGCGGGGATGTTGACGAATGGGCGGCTGAATGCGGGACGGGTGACGAATGAGGCGGGGTTTTATCGGATCGCGGGGGAGTTGGTGCCGGTGGCGACGCCGACGCCTGCGCCGACGCCGGTGCCGGCGCCGGTGGTGGATGTGGTGTCGGTGGCGGGTGGGCAGTTGGCGGCGTCGTGGGATTCGGTGCGGTGGGTGGATGGGTTTGTCATGGGGCGGTATGAGGTGACGGGGGAACTCTGGGATGCGGTGCGGGCGTGGTCGGCGACGCGGGGGTATGATCTGCCGGGCTCGAGTGCGGCGGGGCCGGCGTTTCCAGCGGGGTCGGTGAGTTGGTATGATGCGGTGAAGTTTTGCAATGCGTTGAGTGAGTGGGCGGGGTTGTCGCCGGTGTATTACGCGAATGGGGCGGTGTTCCGGTCGGGGGATTACGGGGCGGCGGTGTCGCCGGTGGCGGTGGCGGGTGGTAATGGGTGGCGGCTACCGACGGAGAATGAGTGGGAGTTTGCGGCGAAGAGTGGGGCGCAGAATCAGAATACGACGTATGTGGGGAGCAATACGGTGGGCGCGGTGGCGTGGTATTCGGCGAATGCGGCGTCAGCGCAGCGGATCGGGCAGAAGTCGGCGAATGCGATCGGGATTTATGACATGAGTGGGAATGTGAGTGAGTGGTGCCAGGAGGTGGCGACGGCAAATTGGCATCCGCGGCGGATGCGGGGCGGAAGCTATGTGCACGCGGAGCTGAGCGTGCGGCTGACGCGGCGTTCGGAGCAGTCGCCGGAGTTGCGGAGTGCTTGGACGGGGTTTAGAATTGTGAGGACGCCATGAATCGCTTTATGACAATCGCGGGGTGGACGCTGCTGATCGTGGGCGGCTGGGGTTTTTGGATCGTGTTGCTGGCGTCGCCGGTGTTTGGCGCGGTGTGGGCGGATGCGAATATGTGGGCGCCGTGGGATGCCCAGGCGAAGTGGCAGTGGTTGCAGGGCCTGGGCGCGGCGCTCAAGGCGAGCTGGGGCTGGCTGGCGGCGATGGGCGTTTGCCTGCTGCTCGCAGGCGTCGGAGGCCGGCTGCGGAGGGTGGCGGAAGTAAGACGGCTTCAAGCAGGCAGTGCTGCCAAGTAGGGCGGTCGATGCGGTAGCGGTGGAAGTTGCCGGGGCCGTCGGGCGTGTAGGTGACGTCGTAGCCGTGTTCGCGGAGCATGGCGGCGAGGCGCCGGGCTTCGTCGGGGCTGCAATCGGAGCCGATATTTGATTCGTGGAGGGTGATCGTGGCCATTCAGAACCATGAACCGGGCCATGGTCCGCGAATGATATTGGCTTCCGAATACTGATCTGCCAAGATCAGAGTGCCGCATCGTCGGCAGCGCGGGCGGTGGGGTTTTCTGGGTGCTCGAGGGGGTAGATGATGACTTTGCCGATGTGGGGCTTGCCGGTCATGCGGGCGACGCCGTCGGTGAGGAGCTCTCGGGCCATGCCGGAGCGGGTGAGGCCGGCGGATTTGGCCATGCGTTTGATCTCGCGGTTGACCTCTTTGGGGACGGACGTCGAGAGGTGCACGGAGTCTTTGCCGGCAGGGTTTGTGCGTTTCATGGTGGGAACTTAGCAGGGGTCCAGAAAGTTTCAAGAATCTTGCAAGAAATTCTTGCAAGAATCTTGCAAGCATGGGATAAACACCCCATGGAAAAGCTGGTCCCACTAACCGTAACGCTGCCGGAAAATGTGTTTGGCGAAATCTGTGAACACGCGCAAACGCAGTATTTAAGCCGATCCGCGGTCGCCCGGCAGATCATCATCGAGGAACTAAAGCGTCGCAAAGCGGCGGCGCTGGCCATGGAAACGGAGGTCGCAGCGTGAGCGACTCGGCCGTGCTTTTATTTTTGCTGGGGTGGTTCCTGGTCGGCGTGGCCGGCGTGATCCACGAGGGACGCAAGCTGCTGCGGAGGGTCCGGCGATGAGTCTGGCTGCGACTATGGAGCGGGTGGAACGCGGGCGGTTCGCCGCGGAGATCCAGGCGGCGCCGCGGGCGACAGCCGTGCCGGTCATGCGCCGGTGGATGGTGGAGGCTTTTTGCCCGCTGACCGGGCCCTGGCGTCAGCTGGTGCATGCGGAGTCCGCGGCCGGCGCCCGGGCCAAATATTGCGCTGAGCACGATCTGCCGCCGGACAACTGCCGGGTGCGGCCGGACTGACCACCCGCCCCCTTTTTTCTTTTTTTTGTATGTCAAACCAGCAGAAGCAAACATACAGCCTGCCGAACTGTTTCAGCGTCGCGGAGCTGTGCAAGCGGACCGGGCTCGGCCGGACAACGGTGAGCCAGGCGCTCAGCCGCGGCGACCTCGAGCATTACCGGATCGGCGCCCGGGTGGTCATCCCCGAGCCGGCGGTCGTGTCCTGGCTGGAATCTCATCGCATTAGTAAGCGGCCCCGGCTGCGAGTGGCATGAGCACCGGCGCCTCCCTCATCCAAGCTGAAGCGGCCCGGGCCTCCACGGCCCCCGCTTTTTCTTTTTTTCCGGAGATAGAGGAGGCGGAGAAAAGGCTGGCGGAAGCTGGCGACTTCACTGGCGAGAGGTTGTTTCGGGATCGGCCGGGCGTTTATGCCGCGGTCGTCCGGATGATGGCGGAAGGCATCAGCATCTCCGCCACGGCCCGGGCGCTTGGTGTCTCGAGGAATACAGTGTGCGCGGTCCGCGATCGTGAGGGGTTTTCTATAGAGCAGGATAAAAAGGAGTTGTTGAGAGACCTTCGGCGTGCCGGTCGGCTCAGTGTCGAGAAGGTGATCGAGCTCCTGCCGGACGTGAAGTCGGCCAAGGACGCGGCGATCACGGCTGGCGTGATCCTCGACAAGCAGCAGTTGCTATCCGGCGAGGCCACGAGTCGGGTGGAGCGTGTCGACGTGAAGCCTGACCAGGTGAAAGCGTATCTTGATGCCTTGCCGGTGGTCGATGCCGAGGTGCTCGAGGTGATTTCAACCGGTGTTCCCGCCGGAACGGCCGAACAAAAGGCGGCGCCGGCCCCGGCGCTGACGGACCGTGAGTCTGATGTGCGATCAGATGATGCAGCGGTATCGGACAGACAGAACGAGCAGGGTGGGACCACTTGCCGGACCACTGCCGGCGTCGAGGCTGCGGTTTTGATCCCCTCCTCCCCGGGTGCCGTGGGTAGGGGGGGAGGGGGTGCCGCTTCTGAAGTCGGTGCCCCTGGGGTGATGGAAACCGATAAGCAGAATTTTGGCCAAAGGCCAATGACCGGTGCACCGGTCGCCCGCGTCCCGGCCTTGGGGGACGGTGACGCGGGCAACCCCTTATGCAAAGCCACGAAAAAGAAACAGGGCGGGGGACCGAAGCGGTCGTCCGCGAAACCGAAGGCCGCCTCGACGAAGGTGCCGATTACAAAAAAAAAGAAGGGGGGCTCCGCGTCTTGACCGCCGCCGGCGTCAAAAAGGTCGCCGAGGCCCTGCGCTTGCGCCGGCAGGCCCAGCAGACGGCCGCGATCATCGAGGAGTCTCCCGACGTGCCCGAGCCTCCGGAAGAGGCGCCTGAGTGGCGCCCAGGCCCGGCGCCGGAGGTTCCGGTCGAAGAGCTCGACGACGACGTCAAGGTCTACGCCACGGTCCGCACCCGCTACTTCAACCGAAAGCTACTCGGCTGCGAGATCGAGGGCAAGACCGGCATCCACCACGTCCGCGTCCGCGACAAAGACTACTACCGCAACAACGAACGCTTCGCCGTCAAAAAGAACGACGTCGGCGAATGGGAGGCCGAGATCCACCGCATCGGGCCCCGCTACAAATGAAAGACCTCGAGGAGCTCCACTGGTGCTGCATGTGCCCCAAGAAGGCCGGTTTCGACACCGACATCGGCTACCAGTGCTCGGCCTGCTTCATCCAAACCCAGCGCATGATGATTTACCTCCTCGAGCGCTTCGGCTGGCGACCCATGACCAAACAAGAAGCCCTTGCCCATGAACACCACATCAACTCCTGACCCTAAGCCCGCTCCCCACAAAGCCCAAGACGTCGTCCGCGAGAGCGACGGCCGCCACCAGCTCGTCGGCTACCTCGGCTGGAAGACCATCTTCGAGCGCCTCGCCCGCCGCAGCGCATGAAAAAAATGAACGGCCACATCCTCGAATACGAGCCCGGCACCATCGGCTACCAGCACTTCGACGCCGCCGCCATGAACCGCGCCCTCAACGCTTGGGCCAAACGCCGCGGCATCCCCTGGGAGTCCGCCTTCCGCAAACCCCTCGACCTCACCCCCCGCAAAAAAATGAAACGCACACCATGAGAATCCGCACCGTCAAACCCGAATTCTGGACCCACCCCGTCATGGGCCGCCTCGACCCCGAGATCCAGCTCCTCGCCTTGGCCCTGCTCAACTACGCCGACGACCACGGCTACTTCCGCGCCGAGCCCAGCCTCGTCCGCAGCGCCTGCCGTCCATTCAGTGAGGACTCACTGAGCATTCACTGCGCCCTCATTACATTGGTCGAAGTCGGTTGGATTGAGACCTGCGACAGCGGCGCCAACGGCCAGATCGGCCGCATCACCACGTGGGAGAAACACCAACGCGTCAACCGCCCAAGTCACTCCAAATTAGCACGTTACTGGCTCACTGAATCCTCAGTGAATCCTCACTGCGCCCTCACGGAACCCTCAGTGCAGGAACAGGGAACAGGGAAAGGAAAGGATACCCCTATAGTCCCCGCAAGCGGGGACGTCCGGCCCGCGCCTTCGGCTGAGAAAACCGAACCCCAAGACCCGCTC